GAGCGGAGTTGCAACGATACATCAAGAGCACAGGCATTGATTTTCGTTGCCCAGCTTTGGGCTTCAGCTTGGATGAACGATATGGGACGATGGCGCACTCAGAAATTATCTTGGATGTGCTGCAAAAGGCATATGAGCGTAGCGGCTACCGTTATTATGTGGATCTGATCCGGACTGAAAAGAGCTTTTATCTGCAAGTGATGCGCGAAGGGACCAATACCAAGGTCCCTATTTTTGTACCCGAACAGATGACCTCCAGCACGGAAGGATACAGCATCGAGGAAACATATACAGTCGTAACCGCGCAAAAATGGAAGGATGATAAGATCGCTTCTGCTGTTACTAAAACGGCAGCAGGTGCGTTGAAGGCGATGGGCCGAATGGAAGAGATCATTGAAGTTGGTGAGGACGAAAAGCCGGAGACCATCGCTGCTCAGCGGTTAAAGGTTTTGTCCGCTGCCAAACAGATCAAGAAAATTACAGTTCGGCACACGGACCATACGTTATCCGGCTTGCGTTCCGGTTGGCTTGTCCTGACTAAGACCGATCATACTTCAAAATGGATTGTCGTCACGGCTGATAGCAGCTACAAGAATGGAACATATACCGTAACGCTGGAATTGGAAAGGAGGGAATAGCCGTGCTGAATGAAGCGCTCAAGCTTCTAAAAGATCAAACCAAAGACAAAATCGACGCACGGGACACCGAAAGGGCTACGCTTCTAAGTTGGCCCGGTAGCCCGTCAATACAAGTGGATGGTGACCCGGCACCTTTTCCAGCGGATAAACTGGTGTTTGCTGAGTATTTGTTGAATCGGGAAGTTAAAGCGGATTTCATAGCTGCTGAATATCTGGAGGGTGATGAAGCCAAAGGCAGCGTTACAGGCGTATTGGTTAACGGTGTGGTGTATGAAACAGGTGAACCTTACAAGCAGACTCCACGGACATCGTTACGTGGCAAACTGGTTATTCCTAGCCCTTTGCAGGTCGGTGATCGTCTGATTGTATCCAGGCTGAGCGGACAGCGGTACTATGTCCACGGAAAGGATGTGGGTGGCGGTGGCTGACGAGGAAAGCCTATTTCCTGACTTAGACCTTTCCGCATTGGACGAGGTGGAGCTGACGGAGACAGTAGCGTCCGAAACCAAGTGGACGTATGTGATTGATTACCGTACAAGGCAGATGGCCACCACAGATGATGGACGTCCCAAGAAGACAGGCACGTATGCTGAATATTTAGTACAGACAGCTCTCAAAATCCTTAATACAGAGCGATTTCAATATGTGGTGTATGACGCTGATATCGGTGTCGAACGATCTGAATGGGCCAATTGGGAGGACGTTGAAATAAAACGCGACATTGAGGAAGGTTTGGCAGCTCATACGGAAATATCTCAAGCAGAAGTGCTGTCTATGAAACGGGACGGCCAGAACATGTACTTGAAAATTAAATTAACTGGCCTAGCCGGAGAAGCGGAGCTGAAGGAGGCGATTGAGCTGTGAATGTGAAATTAACGGATCTGCCGGCACTGCCACCGATGGCAATTTTGGAGGAAACCCCCGAGGAAGTCTACCGCCGCTGGGTTAACCGTGCAATTACATTGGCACAGGAAAAAGGCTTGCCCCCGCCTCCTACTGATCCGGGAGAATATTTCTATGATCTGTGGTACCCGATAGCTATGGAATATTCCGAACAGCAGGAACTGTTAACGTATGCTTTCCTTCAGGGCTTCCCCATTTGGGCAGATGGCGAATTTCTGGATGGTCACGGGTGGTCGGATGGAATGCCCCGTAAAGCGGGCGAGGACGATGATACGTACAGATTGCGAATACTTGATCGTGCGTTTACTGAGGAAGGCAGCGGACGTCGTAAGGACTATGAGACATGGGCGAAGCAACTGGAGGGTGTCGGTGGTGCTGTGGCTGTTGAGAAGGCTCGTAGCGATGTATCCATAGACTTGTATCTGACTGATCTACAGGGTAAACCAGTCACAGAAGATTTTGCTGCTAAGGTTAAGGCGGATATGTGGGAAACCAAGCGGATTGGCGGCCACGATCTTGAAGTGTATCCTGCTCCGGTGTTCACGCTGCAAGTAGCTGCGAAAATAAATACTGTTCTTCCGCTTCCTGAACTGATCGAACCAATCAGAAAGCGCATTGCTGATTATGCTCTTGGCCGTACAAAGCTTGTCTTTAATTACGTCGGTGCAGCTTTGTTGGTCAAGGGCGTGGAGGATTATGAAAATCTCACGCTTAATGGAACGACTAAAGACGTTGAGATTCCAGTAACGTCCGTATTACAAATTGAGGTGACCCTGACATGATCCCTCTTCGTTATAGGCAGATGTTGCCGCCGCACATGTATGAGATCGACATGGCCGAGCGGCATTTTGGTGTTATGGAGTTGGTGGTTGATGAGCGTGAAAAGTCAATTGACGATCTGGGCAATCAGTTTATCTTACGACGGGCTACCTGGGCGCTACCGATATGGGAGTGGATATATTTCCGACAGGAGCAGATTGGGACACTGGAGCAGCGGCGTGAAGCTATACGTCGTAAACGTTGGGCCAAACGGCCATTTACGCTGTCCACGCTGCGGCTAATCGGCAGGAAGTACGGTAATCTGTTGGACGTACAAGAGGACTTTCTAAAAAAGACTATTCTGTTTGTCTATGCTATTGATACCCCACTTGATGTAAAAAGCCTGATGGAAGACTTTGAGTACATTCGGCCTGTCCACATAAACAAAGCTCTGCCCTCGATTCATATTGACTTTCATCATGCGTTCCAGATCCATTCTCGTATTTATTTTCGCTCCCGCGTTCGCTTTTTTGATGGTCGTCCTTGGTATCTGGATGGTGTTGAGTTACTGAACGGTGCTGCATCTTTGTCTGGATGGACCGAAGAGCGCCAGCGATATCGGAACCAGTTGGAGTTGAAGGTCCGGCATCCAATAGAAAATAGACAGGAAGGCACTGTAAAGGTCCGGCAGAATTATTGGCTACTGAATGGTAGTGTTGTGCTCGATGGTAGCCGATTACTCAGTTCCACTGAAAAAATAGAAACTGTATAGGAGGTAATTATGGCTGAACAAGTATTAACGGTAACAACTGCCTACGCCAGAGAGCAGATGGCCCGCGCTCGTGCCGAAGGTGGCATGCTAACGAAGGTGGTCAAAATGGCATTCGGTAGTGGTGGAGTGGACACAGAAGGCAAGCCGCTGCCGTTGGATGGTACTGAGCAAGCTTTAAAGGTGGAGCTGCTTCAAAAGGATATAGCCAGCTATGAATTCATTGCCCCGGCAACGATCCGGTATATCTGTTCGCTTGCAGAAAATGAGCTGGCCGGGAAGACGATCAATGAGCTGGCTCTGGTCGATTCTGTTGGAAAGTTGACGGCCATACGCACCATGACCAATAAGATCAAGGACGCGGACATGGAGTTCATCTTTGAGATCGACGACATTTATTAAGGAGGGGTAGCTTGTGACAATAAAACAACCAAGACGATTTGTTACCACAGACCAAGGGCATGCCGATGTCTTGAATGTGCCGATTGATACGCTCTATGAAAATGACCAGTCTTTAGACGAGGCTATTAAAAATATAAAGGTAGATGAAGCAACCACTACAGTTAAGGGTACCGTCCGACTCAGCGCAGATTATAAGTCTACTTCTTCCGCGACTGTGCCGACTAGCAAGGCGCTTTCAGACTTTTACAATATATCATTTGTCGATAGAGGTAAGCCTTTCTCAGTCGATTGGAATTTTATCATTCTGCCGGGAGCGCACAGGATTGACGCCGCTTATTTAAATCATACTACGGATCACAGTCCTTCCGGAGCTAATCCTAAAGGCACTCTTTTTGTCGCTTGTACCAATGTGACTGAGGGAATGACAATCATACACATATATGTAGATGATACGGGCGGGGTTTATAAACGGGTCAAAACAGTCGATGGAGTATGGTTACCTTGGGACGGATTAGCAAGCAAGAATCATACACACCTTGCGTCGGATCTACCTTCCGCATCGACACAGGCGAGAGGCATTACACAGCTTAATACGTCTACCAACAGCACTGCTACTGATCAGGCAGCCACGCCCAGTGCGGTAAAGGTGGCTAATGACCGAGCGAATGATGCATATAGCCGGGCAGACCAAGCTTTTACGCAAGCCGTTGATTTGAAAAATAAAATTTCAGGCGCGATCAACGGCAAGGGTGGAAGCGCCAACCAAGATATGAATGGAGATCAGTTAGCAGCAGCTATAGCGAACCTACCCGTCAAGAGATGGGCAACAGGAACGTTCAACGGTCAAAATGCTCAGGCTAGTAGTTGGGGACAATCCATATCAATGGTGGTTTCTGTTGGAGGTCTTTCTTTCACGCCTTCTATGGTTTTTATAAGAGTTAGGTTAACTGAATCGGACGGCTTCCGGCACATAGATTCTTTCGCCCGTCTCAGCACCGCGACCGGAGACACCATTTACGGCTGGAGAGGCAACAGTGTATGGGTTCCTCCTTTGCGTCAACAAGCCGGAGGGTTTAACGCGACCATCGAGGGCAGCAAAATAGACGCATACGCCGGGGGATCGCCTGTTTCTAAGGTATGGGCGTATGAATGGTGGGCATTCGAATAATAGAAAGGGTGGTTTATATGAAAATTGGGCCAAAGGTTTACTGGAGAAAATCAAGCGGTGAGGTTATTTTTATGACCTCCCAAGTCGAATCGGAGTCAGCACGGGAGACCACTAAAGAGGATGATATGGGGTTTTATCCGCAGCTAAAAGGATACGACGCAGAACAAGTAGATGTACTCAAGCTCGAATTTGATAAATACACAGAAGACTTTCAAAAGGCGATCAACTACAGAGTGAACCCGGACACTAAGACAATGGAGTTTACCTATCCATCGAATAGCGGATCGGCACCTGAGAAGCCTCTTACGGATCAGGTAGCAGAGCTCAAGACGCGCCAAGATAGCACGGAGGCCGCTATGCTTGCTCTTATGGACGTTTCAAGCACAACCTAATGGAAGGGGGTGAAATAGATGTATTCATTTCTGCTTAATATGTGGACCATGAAAAAAGTTGATGAGCAACGGCTAATTTTGTACACTCCAAAATTTATTAGTGAGGAAGAACAAAAGGCAATATTAGCAACACCACAAAATGTTTAGCCAGCGTATCCAATCGGATGCGCTATTTTTATGCCCTCGGAGTGGTCGGGGCTTTAATTTTTCTAAGGGGGAAAAGGTAGTGAGCCAAATTAAAATGTTTGGCAGCACCGTATGGACCGCAATGGTCGGGACATCGGAAAAGGAGGCGGCGGCAGGGGGAGTGACGGCGTTGACTGGTCTGATTGTTACATTTTTGGGTGGGTGGGACAAGCCGCTTCAGGTGCTGCTTATAGCAATGTTGCTGGATTATGTTTCTGGCGTAATCGCTGCTTTGAAAAATAAAAAGATGGACAGCGACGTGATGTTTTGGGGAGGTATCCGCAAAGTTACTGTACTGATGGTGGTTGGATTATCCGCGCAAATGGATGATTGGTTACAACCAGGTGCTCCCCTCTTTAGGACAGCAGCCATTTACTTTTACGCTGGCCGTGAAGGATTATCACTAGCTGAAAACTTGGGAGCAATGGGCATCCCGCTTCCGTTCAAGCTAAAAAGTTTCTTGAAGCAGCTTAACGAGAAAGGAGATGTACAGGATGGTACAACTGACGCTGGAACAGATACAAAAAAAGTCTCTTAATCGACTTGTCGGGCTGAATCCAGTTTTTAAGATTGTAGTGGAAAAATTAATTGAGCGCTGCTATGCCCATGGTGTTTGGATTGTGATAACCCAAGGCTTACGAACATATGCAGAGCAGGATGCTCTCTATGCCCAGGGACGGAATGGAGATAAGCGTCCTAGAGTAACCAAAGCCCGAGGCGGTTACAGCAATCATAATTTTGGATTCGCTGCCGATTTTGCGTTGTTGCTTCGGGATGGCCGAACAGTGAGCTGGGATACGCTGCGTGATGATGATAAGGATTCGCTACCTGACTGGTCGGAAGTGGTCGAAGAAGCAAAGAAACTTGGGCTTGAGTGGGGAGGAGACTGGCGTACATTCAAGGACATGCCTCACCTACAAATGGCCTTTGGCTTGTCTACAGCAGACTTTCGGGCAGGTAAACGACCAAGTCAGGCGCAGCTTAATGCTGTGTTGTCCAGATTGAACAAAATGAATATGGAGGATGAGGAAATGACAGCAGAAGAAAAAGCAGCGTTTAAGGCATTACAGAAACGTGTGATCGCACTTGAATCTGCAAACAAACTTACAAAGGTTCCAGCGTGGGCCGAGCAAGCCTGTATTAATGCTAAAGCTGCAGGAATGCTGGACACGGCAAATGACGGTAGCTACGACTTTTACCGTATGATCACATTGCTTGACCGAGCTGGAGTATTCAAGAAGGGAGGCGTTGCATAATGACAGACTGGAAACGTAAATTGTCCAGCCGTAAGTTCTGGGCGTTACTGGCCGCATTGATCACGAGCTTGCTAACTGCTTTTGGTGCGAACAATGATACAGTTATTCAGGTGACTGGCGTTATCGGTGCATTCGGCGCAGTGATTGCTTACATTCTAGCCGAGGCTTATGTAGATGGTAAGTCGGCTGAAACATCTACCACTGACGATTTGTAAATTTACAAACGTTTGGAAATACGAAGCACCCTGCTGGCGTAATGCCGGCGGGGTGTTTTTTTTGTTTACAGAAGTGTGTTAGCAGAAGACAAAGTATTATCTGAAAAATAAAGTTGTAGACTTAGAAGATAAAGTACCAGACTGTCGAGAGCATTAAGCTAACGGTAGTATAGCTCAGTGGTTCCATTACAAAAACAGATGTAGTATATTTTCATAAATACGCTGAAAGGAGTTGTTAAAATGATCACGGTTTATACTGATAGATATAAAGAAGAAGTCATTAAACTAATATTGCATGTACAGAATGTTGAGTATAGTGTAGGGATTAGTGTCGAAGACCAACCAGATATACTAGATATTCAATCGAGTTATATTGAGGGTGGAGGGAACTTTTGGGTAGCGTTAAACGATAACGGTGAGGTTGTAGGTTCTATCGGTTTGCAAAAGAAAACTAACGATGTTGCCGTACTAAAGAAATTTTTTGTTTATAAAGATTACCGAGGCAAAGAACTAGGGATAGGAACAGGACTTTACGAAGCTTTGCTTGATTTTGTGGAGAAACACCGGTTTTCCAAGGTGATTTTGGACACTCCATCTAAAGCCACCAGGTCACACAGCTTTTACAAAAAGGTTGGCTTTAAGGAGATTGCTAAAGAGGACTTGCAAATTCAATATGATTACCCTGATAGGGATTCACTTATTTTTGAATTAGACCTATCTGATAAATGATTTTGAACTAACGGGGAACGTTAGTTCAATGAAACAGCGACAGTCTAGGACTTTATTTTTTCGTCCTTTGCTGTCGCTGTTTAATTTCTAAGGTCAGTCTAAAACTTATTTTATTGAGCCTGACGGTATGACAATTCGAAAAGCGTTTTGAATGAAGAATCCAGTCTATTAACTTTATTTTCTAATGACAGAGAGCCCTTATGACAAACGTAGCCTTTCCACACGATTCGCAAAAAAAGATATTGACACTTGGTTAATTGCTGGGCAAAAATAGTAAAAGGTTATAAAATACTGGAATTTTTATGCGAGGGGTGGCTATGGCATGGAACATACACCTACGATTCGAGCAGAATTAGACAGATTCCTACAACAAGAGGGTTTGAGCTTTTCACAATTTGGTCATATTGCGGATATGAATAGGGGAGCAGTAAGTGCTATCGTGACAGGAAATAAGCCTTTGTCTATTAAACAACTGGATCGAATTACTGAGGCTATGGGTTTGCCAGAAGGCCATTTTTACGACATGTTCGTAGAAAACTACATAATCGACCATCCTCCAAATATGAGGCGAATCGAGCCATTTTTGTTTCGCTGTGCAGAGTTGGACAAGTTGGATGCGATCCGTCGAGTAGTGGGAGCCATCATGGATAATCTACTGTATTCACCCAAGCTATTTGAAATTGCAGAAGGGTTGTTGGCGCAGGGACGACATGAGGCTGCGTTGGTGCTCTATGAGGGGGTAGCTGAAGCGGAAAAGTATCAACATTCTGAACGTTTGGCAGTCTGTCAATATCGCATATTCACGATTCAGATTGGAGACGATCAAAGTCAGAATCTTAAAGCTGCCACACTATTTGAACCCTTCGTGGAACGTCTGGATGAGATAGACCAGCTTGACGCGTTGAAGGATTTAGCTAACGTGTACAGGTCTTTGCGTAAATGGGACAAGGTTGACGAAATAGCTAAATTAATGAGAGCTAAAGCGGAAATTCAATATAATTTGAAACACGAACACAAGATTCGGGATTGTGAATCTACTAACAAGCTTACACGTCCTTTGTTTGTATATATTTCCTATGCTGATCTGCTGTGTGCAGGTGTCTGCGAAGCCCAAGGCGATTATCAACAAGCTCTAGATTATACATACACCTACGCTAATCTAGATTGGGTAAAAGAGACGGATGAGGATACCCGTCACTGGATTAACTTATTCAAAGGCTGGGCGCAAGCTAACGCTGTCGCAAATAAGCTATTATCTGGAGATATAAACGCCTTATATGAATATGTTGAATACATTGGTGCACCATCAGATACATCTGAACAAGATAAGGTTGCCCAACTGTTGAACATTATGATGACGGCAAACCGATACCAGATAGACGTAAGTGATATACTTCAGCGTTTTGAAACGGATGTTAATTCACTTTTGCAATTTCCGCAATCTAATGACATATATACGAAACAAGTTATACCAGAACAGTATGCACGTTTGAGTTATGAATTAGCATATTATCATTTACATCGAGGTACATACGACGATGGCTTCAAATACTTGATGTATTCAATGGTAAGTTATCATAGACTAAATAATGAGACTTATTTCATAAAATGTTTGGTGTTATTTGAGCGTTATCGAGCTTATGCAGTATCCGAAACCAAGGCAGCATATTTAGAATTTATTGAAAGGGTGTGGATAGCTGATGTTAAGAAAAACGGCGCTATTGATCGTTGCAACTAGTTTTTTGTTTATCGTGACGGTACCTGTTCAGACTCCTAGCCAACACCAGAATGTCGTACTTTTCGATCAACAAGGAGGAGCTTAAACGTAAACAAGCAAATTCCCGCTAACCTTAACTGGTTGACGGGGATTTTTTTATTGAAGGAATTACTACAACGTTCAGCGAAAGAATTATCGAGGTGATCAGCATGAACCATACATATAAAGTGTTAAAGTCGGATATCGAACTATTTGCAGCTGCATTAAGCCAAGTGAGAGTATATGTTGTACAGCTGTTAGGTGAGGATTTTATATCGGTCATAGACTATGGTGGAACTATAGAAAAGTTTTCGCCTGATTCGGTCAAGATTGCCGGGGCTTATTACATACGGAATCAATTTGAATTTAGAGTGGACAAAAAGCTCTGCTAACCTTAAGGTCCGCATAGCCTTTTAGATGAAAATTGTTTACAGATGTGCATTCAAGGTGCTCTCAATCCACTTTATAAATGTTCGCAGAAAATAAAGTTTTGATAACTACAATAAAAGAAACAACGGTAGGCTAGGACGAGAAAATATGCCCTAGACTGTCGCTGCTTCATCTGTTTCATTACGCTAACGTTTCCCGTTAGTTTAATACATTTATCAAAGAAGGGATGTCCCCCATCACAGATGTCTGGAGAAACACCCCTATCTCTTGACTTTCCGTCTGGTGCATATGGCGGCCGGACGATGTGCCTGATTCCTTGCTCATTCCGCAAAAATCAGCTCCTGTTCGCCTGTCGGCGGTGATCGCTACAAAGCAATACATTTATGTCGTAGGAGCACAATGTCCCCGTACCAAATTATTGCACCGCAGAAATATTGAGGGCGGCCTCTATTTGATATTGGCATTATTATCGAAAAATACTGCATTTCTTTCCCTCTATGCAACCTGCGTAATAACAAGGTGCGCG